AAATCAAGGGGGAATTGGGAAGCTTAATATGATTATTTATCAGGTTTATAACAAGGTTAGTTGTGTTTTTTTTGAATCACGGATAGATGCAGAAGAGTATTTATCTAAAACCGCAACTGCCGTTAATGGGCTTTCGCTAAGCGAACTGTTTGTTGTTGATGCCTCCCAACCATCCGGTGAAGACGGGCGGGCTGGTCCGTGCGGTAGCGGCGAACATGGCGAGGGTTATTACCGGAACGAGGACGGCTCTGTGAGTTTTCAGTAGATCCGCCCACCGCTTCCGTTCATTATTTTCCCAGCCACGCTGCGAAGCCCCTCTCCGTTTGCAATTTTTTCCATCGACCGACCCACAACATAACCACCAAGGCCAATCTTCAAAAGCGCCCACATGTCGGGGGGAATTGCGAGCATTATTTGATATTCATTTCCCATAAACAACCCAAGATAGGGGGCAAGGATATAATTATTCAAAATAATTGTTCCAAATTCTGCCATTATTAAGGGTCGCCAGTTCCTTTGTAACCACGATTCCCCTTGAATTTCCCCGAGGATTATCTTTGTTTGACTTTCCAATAGGCTAACCAATTCTGTGTGGGCGATAGACATTATTTTAGTCTGGACCTCAGCCCTGATTTTATTGGCAAGGTCTTTATCCTCAACCAGATCGTCAACTATGTCTAATCCCTTCCCAAAAAGGTCAGCAATCGGTTTTACAAGTAGGTTCCACATTTATTTGTCTCCTTTAGACGATTACAGCCCGCCTTGTTTCTCTCTCGCATCCCTGCGTTGCTTCTCAAAGTCGTCGGTGTGCATCCATTTTTGCCCTTTCCCCGTATCAAAAAAACCTTTGGGCATTTCCACCAAGCCATCCTGCGTCATAAAAAGTGTATTTTCAGGCGGACAGGGCGGACATTTTGGGACCGTTGCACACCCGGCCAGCATCAGGGCCAGGGCTGCGGATAAGATAATTATCTTTTTCATGGTTTTTCACCCCAAAATTTTGTGCATATTTTATCTTTCTCGTATGGGCAAATTTTAAATTCACGCAGACATCTTTTCCGGTACCAGCAAAAGGTGCCTATGCAAAATTCTCTCCTTTTTTCATTAGTTTTGCCAGTTCTTTGTATCTGTTTGGGCATTGTTTCGCCGCTTTGCTGTCAAGGATTTGCGCCGCCGCTTCATCGTAATCACTAATAATTAAAGCAGCGATCATCTTCTTAAATTCTAAAAGCTTCCCAAGGCCAAGCTGAAAGGCCATATCAATTAGAACGCCCTCCCGGACACCATTAATATTGAGCCCGAATTTCTTTTGAATAAACTCAGCGTCCTTAATTGCGTTTCCGAAGTCGTGATTGAATAATCTTAGGCAGACATCAAAGGGCAATTCAGATCCCACATGAAAAGCATGGCCCCAGCCGCCGGTAAGAACGCCAACAGTATCCAAATAAATATTGTTTCTAAGTCCCTCGTGACGCTTAATCATTTCGGCTGTGTCTTCGAGTGTCATTCATACCCCCCCGGTTCTTTTTTTTCGTGTATGATATTTCTAATTTCCATCAACAGTTCTTTGGGGTCAATCTGCTTGCTCTTGATCTCGTCCATGCTTTTTTCAAGAGCATTAAACTTGTTTTGCACATCATTCTGTATAACAGCGATACTCGACTTGTTCTCTTTGCGCTCGTCTTTTGCTTGGCCCCATGAATTAAGGCCGGCGATAGTAACCGTAGTTAAAACACCAAGAAGTCCTAACGTCCAAAATGCCATTGTTTTCTTAGAGACCTTTGACTTTATACATGCAACAACGCCTCCTGCGCCGTCTGGCCCATACAGCGTCTTAGAATGTCCATCAACCTTCTTTTCAAAATTTTCCTTGCAATCCTCATTAGGACATTTAGCCATTTGACACCCGCTTTTGCATTATGATACAAACGTCAATCGAATAGTAACCTCGGCGCTCGCTGTCCCCTGATTCGCAATCGCGGTTGTTAACGCCCCGCGAATAGGTATGGTTTGGGGATAGGTACCGCCGATTATGGGGTAAATAGATAATTTATTTGTTGCATGAATTAGGTTTGTTCCCCCGGCAACCAATAGATCCATCCCGTCAGAATCCTTCACCGTGACATCTGCTGCGTCCGGGGCTGTTAATCCCGATGTCGGAAACGCTTCAACTATTTTCAGGTTTCTACCCCTGATTAGTTGCGTGTAGGTGCGTCCGTCCGCTATGGCGTCTGTATCGGTTGAAATCTCTCCGTCTTGTCCACTGGTCAGGTAGGTTATTTCAAGCACCTCTTCGCTGCTGTAAAGCCCGCCGTGTGCCGCCCATGATACTGTGTACGTTATTGCCATTTTAGGTCTCCTTTATTTTGTTTTCTTGTATGTTTCGGCAACAAGTTTTAATTCTTTGCCAAGTCCGATTAACTGATTAGTTTTGACTTTAATCTGCTCATCATATTCTTTTATGGGTTTCCCTGCTTTTTTTGCTGCGTCCTTTTTAATGGCAAGAACCCTGATTTGACCGTAAATCTTTCTTGCTATGTACCCCTTTTGTGGGTCTTTTTTGGATATGATTCTCGTCATCTGCTCGGCGTAATCAACCGGATACATTTTGACACCTAATAATGCGTCAGCAGTCACAACTACGGGTTTTCTGATTCTTCCCCTATAATCAGGCTTACCCTGAAGCGATTGGACACCCTTGATAACGTCAAGCACCGGGGTCGGTGCCAAAGTTTGTCCCAAGTGTTTTCCTCTTAATTTCGCTTGCGTTTTAATCTGATCCCATGTAGACTTACCGGCAAGTTCTTCATCTGGAACTATTTGTCTGTCAAAGAACGTGTCCCTGTTAGCTGCTTGTTGCCATAATTCTTTCGGGAACGGTTGAGATAGTGGCTGTAAAGCTCCTGGTATTCCAGCAAACGATCCGCTTTCGCCGATGTCACCCCAAGGGAGAATGTATGTTAAGTTTAGATAATGTTCCCTACCGTATTCATCGCTAACGGGAACCCTGGCAAAGTTCGGGATTCCAAGGGGAGAACCCTTCATATATTCGGGTCGAATCTCTTTTTTAGCTTTGGCTTGTTCGGACGTATCCCCAAAGTAGCTCATAGCGGCCTGTTCAAGCCCATACACCATAGCAAAAGGAAGCAAGAACCTATGGGGGGTCTTAACAGCGGCTTCGGCTATCCGTGGAAGGGCCTTAAAGGTGAACGTGGCGAATGGAGCGCCGTACCATTTTGAGCGATAGCCTTCTTGAAACTTTGTAACCTTGCCGTAGTTGAACAACCACTTTTCAGCATCGGCGGAGGCAAGTTTTGGAGACATTTTCTTGCGCTCAATATTATGAATAAATTTAGCGAGTTTGAACCACTCTTCCTCGGCCTGATAAGTTTTTGCTGCTTTGTTAGCCAGGTCTTTGGATTTTTCCCAGACAACCCCTATTCGTCCCAGTTTCTCGGGTATGCTTTCGGCTTTTATGCCCTTTATCTGGCTCTCGGCTTCAGAGAATAAGCTTGATAGTTCATGTTCTGCCCAAGTCGTACCTAAAAGCCCTTCTTCCATCGACTGTTTCCAGTAAGCATCTTTTGTCCTCATCGCTCTGGCCGCTTTGGTAAGATAAATAGGCTGCTCATACATCGGCATCCCACCCAGATGAGCAAGGATAGAGTTTGACATTAGGTTTCGGGAGTGAGTCTTTGGAGACAGAATTACCTTGCCAAACTTCCAGTATCCAAGGGACCGCCGCCATACCTTTTCGGGCGTTTCCATAACCCTGATGGTTTGCTGAAGGTCTGTAAAAATCTCCGGGTGAACGTATGCCTCAGACAGCGCCCCAAGTTTCTTGTTTGAAGAAAGTTGTTTCCATCCTTCGGGTACAGCTCCCCTTGAGCCTTTCGGAAGCGCCCACTCTGGATTTTGAGAAATACCCTTGAACCACTTGGCCGTCTCAATGTCGTGAGTAAGTTGAACGATTCCCTTTGCGATTGGATACCCCGGAGTCATAATCTCGCCCATCTCTTGACGGATCTCTTTAGGGATGTCTTTTCGCTGTTTGAATCGGGAAAGGTCAAGGCGCTCGGCTTTTTTAAGCCCGAATTTTGTTAAGAGGGATTGATATTCCTTTGAACTGTATAACCTGGGCATATACCGGCCAGCGTTTTTGAAAAAGGTTTCCTCAGACAGTAGGCCAATATCAACCGCCTGTTTTCCAAGGGTGAGCATGGCGGTTTTGGCTTCGTCACCTAAAGGCTTTAATTCGGGGGATAGGTCTTTAAGTTCGCCCCGGATGTATTCACCCAATTTAAGCTGGTCTGATTCGGATACAGTTTGCAGGCGCTTTCCCAAATCAATGCCATAGGACTTGCCCAGTTGACGAGTACGGCGGCTTTCTCCCATAAGACGCATATACTCCGGCGTGGCCGGGAGATCGCCCCTGTAATCGTAAATGAGCGCACGGTTGACCGATTTTCCACCGGGTACTTTGTCAAGGATATTGGGTATGCCTTTCATAATGGCATCGTCCCAAACCTTGGTTCCTACTTTCTCAAGGGTTTTGGTAATAGCAGGAAACGGCAGGCCGCCGTATACGGTTGTGCCTTTGGGGGTTATCCCTTTGGGGGTTGCCTTTAGTTCCGGGTAGTCCTTCAGGACTTCGGGGGGGACGGGCCTGTCTTTCTGTAATCTTTCAGCTACGGCCTTTTTAGCCTTTGCCTGTCTGCCTATTCTAGCTGCATCTGCCGCACCACGAACATATTTTCCGTTTACGATAAACCCGCCATCAACAATACGGTCAACCGGAATATTTGGATTGTTTTCAAGCATGTCGGCGTGAATTTTTGCCTTAGAATCATAATAAATTGTTCCATCTTCAAGTTCTACGGCGGAAACATTTCTTCCCTGTTCTGGTATGTTCATACCTTCTTTGAATATTCCAGTATCTTGCACCGGCGCAACCCGCTTGCCGCCTTGGAGTTCGGAGGGCTTCGCCTGTTCTTCTAAGAACCGTTGCTCAAATTTGTCCTTTAAATATTTGGATTCAATCCCAAGGGGAGGGGGAAGTTTTGTCTTAATGCCGGCAGTCACCTTCTCCGGTACAACGCCGATGCGCCCATATTTCGATTCTCTTGCAGCGCCTAACTTTTCAAGGTTTTTAGCAGATAGCCCCCTTGCGGTTTTGCCGGTCAGTTTTTTCAAGCCAAGGCCACCAGCCCCAAAAACTGCCGATGCTTCGCCAATGGTTGCAAGGGCAGGCTCAAGCCCCGGTATTTTCTTCCCGGTTAATTTCTCTATCCCCTTGTTTGCCTGTTCGCCAATAAGCCCCCAACCCTTACCGGCCATTTCAAACGGCTTCATTAACAAGCCGACTTTCCCGATGGCTTTTTCTTCTTCCGGTGTGGTAATTAAACCTTGGGGAACGCTCCCTACATCTTCCATTGCTTTCCCGGCACGCTCTAAACTTGGGCCTTCAAACAACGGCTTCTCCGGATCACTTGATATTCGGGGTAGACCTGCGATAAGGCCGGCGATACCAGACACCGGCATAAGGGCCAAACTTCCAGCGATCGCACCGACAACCCTGCCGGCAGATTCTAAAGCCGAATGTTCCCTCTGATAGTTTTCTTCAAAAGGATTTGCGGCTAAAGATTGCTGGTATTCTTTTTCTAAATCTTCAAGATTCATTTAACTTTGCCCATTTTTCTCAATGCTTGGTCTGGTTTAAGCCCGCTCTTTCTTAACTTGTTGTATTCCTTTTGTTCCTCTTCGGTTGGTTCTGTTTGTTCTTTGAATGGACTTTTCCCGGCCTTAATTTGTTTGCGTGCATGTTCAACGGCCTTTTTCACTATTACATCGTTTGGTTTGCCGCCCGATAGTAAATGGTCAATTTCTGGTTTAGTAAGTGTTGGAACGAGCGTCGGTATTAATGTTTCTTTTCCGTCTATATTAACGCCGATACTAATTTCTGTTGATACTTTCCCGCTACCATCGGTTGCTTTTAAGGTGCCGAGCCACCCCGGACCCTTTGGCGTTCCGTCCGGCCTTCTGTCTTGTTTTATTTCTCCACCAAACTTTCGCTTGCCGCCCATTTCCTTATACTGAGTCTTCATGGTGTTTAACTGGGTTTCAAGGTTTTGAATAGCGGTTAGGCGTTCCGGCTTCATGGTTTCCGTAAGAATGTCAACCCCCGCCCTCATACTTTCAACCTTGCCGATAATCTGCATTATGTCGTCTTCGAGACGAGTTAATTCTTTTGCTTTTGCAGCTTTGTTTTCCTTTTCTATGTCCCCTTCGGCTTTTGACTTTTCAAAATCAGTCGTGAGTTTTTTTAACTGGTCAATGTAATCAGGAGCTTCGGGGTCAAGCGTCTGGATCGCTGCCGCTATTGCCGTTGTCGGAGTGGTTTTCTTATCGGGTTTGTCCTCGCTCCATGTCGAATCGGGCGTTTGTTTGGTCGTGTCAATCGTGTTCGGGTTTCCCTCTTTGTCATAAAAGGTTTTAAAGCTCGGGTTTTTCTTAACAAGATCCTTCTTTATTTTAACAGCCTTTTCCGCTGTCATGCCCGGACTGTTTGCAATCACCTGTTCCAGTGACGTAAACGGTTTTTCAGCCTTCGGCGCA